CACCGTTACCGTCCCAGCAAATGAGAAAATCGCCGTTCAAGCATACTCGCCAGCGAGCGTGTTTCAGGAAGTTGGTTATCTCAACTTTCCTGAATCGCAGGACCTGTTGACCGTGGTTGAAAGTCAACCCACCTATGTATCTGGCGCATTCACCAATGCCACCAACGTGACCATTCAAGCTGGCGCATCGGGCGCTTATTACTCGGTGGGCGTTTCGCCTGACATCAACAACAATGGCAACTGGCAGCCTCAAGGTGCGCCTGCTGACATAGCTGATGGTGGCTCGATGATTGCCACGGCAGCCAACGTGCTGACTGGCATCGTGACAGCAACGCCAACGACTGCTCGAAGTATTCAACTGCCAACGGGTGCAAACCTTGACCTGGCAACTGAATGGGCAATCGGTGATTCGTTTGACTTCACCGTTCTCACTCTGGCTGCGTATGTTTTGACCATCACAGTCAATACAAACGTGACCATTGTGGGTGCTGCTACAACGGCTGCAACGTCTGGTGCATCTGCACGCTTCCGTCTTCGCAAGACTGCGGCTGATACGTTTATCGTTTATCGTATCGGTGGTTAAACCAAACAGGCCAGCAGAGATGCTGGCCTGTTTTACATGGAGATCAAAATGCCAGGTCACACGATGAAAATGGGCAAGAGCGACAAAAAAATGTCGGATGTTATTAAAAAGGAAATAAAAGCAGGCAAGCCCCAAAAGCAAGCCGTTGCTATGGCGTATGGAATGATGAAAAAGCCAGCCGCTAAGTCAATGAAGAAGAAATGATCAAGTCAGCCGCAATCGTCAAGACCAAGGCTCTCGCCCCGTGGCGAGAACTGCGGCTGCAAAAGCGCAAGCTGAAAAAGTCACAGGCAGCAGAGCGCAAAGCAATCAAGCAAGTGCGTCCATCGCCTATTGGTAGGCAGTTTGTGGAAGTCCATGAGATTGAAACCTCTGTGGAAGAAGGCCCACCAACTCGCGAAGAAATGCTGCAACAGGCTGAAGCGATTGGGCTGAAGATTGACAAACGCTGGTCAGATGCGACCCTACTAAAACACATCGAGGGATCAGCATGGGCTACACAAAACGACAATTCATAAGCGCCTCCTTCGAGGAAATCGGGCTTGCGTCTTATGTGTTTGATCTACAGCCCGAGCAGCTTGAATCCGCTCTGCGCCGCCTTGACGCAATGATGGCAGACTGGAACGCCAAGGGCATCCGTCTTGGCTACCCTTTGCCATCCAGCCCACAGGACAGCGATCTTGATGAAGAAACGCTTGTCCCTGATTCGGCTTATGAAGCCATCATTTGCAGTCTAGGCATCAGACTGGCGCCAAGTTACGGCAAGCAAGTGATGATTGAGACCAAGACGACAGCCAAGCAGGGTTACGACATCTTGCTCCAGAGGGCCACATTCCCGCTAGAACAGCAACTGCCTGCAACGATGCCTGCTGGTGCTGGCAACAAGCCTTGGCGGGTCTACGATAATCCGTTTATCAGGCCACCAGCCAACCCAGTCACCGCTGGCCCCGATGGGCCTATTGAGTACTATTAAGGACAATCATGCCAACCATTAACCAGTTACCCGTACTCAGCACAATTTCAAGCGGAGATCAGTTACCTGTTTATTCGCCTAACAACGGTGATGCAAGACGCACCTCCATTGGTAGTTTGTTGACGTTTTTCCAGCAGAGTTTTGCATCGCCCACGCTGGCGGTGAATCTGTTTGTGCCTGGCAATGGCTTCAACATCACCGTGCCCACGCCCGTCAGCAATGACCAGTGGATGCTGCTGCAACCCGCTGGCACGCTAGCAACTGGCACGATTACCCTGCCTTTGAACACGGGCGTGCCTGACGGCACTACGGTGCTGATTACGACTACGCAAGAGATCACTTCGCTGACGATCGCCCTGAATGGCGCATCGGCTATCTACGGCGGTGTGTCGTTCTTGGGTGCTGGCGATGCAACAGCGATTCGATTTTATCAGCCTACAAACTCTTGGTATCAGATCAATGCTGACACCGTTTACGGGGCTGGCGTGCAAGCTTTCTTGGCAACGCCATCGAGCGCCAACCTGCGAACGGCAATGACCGATGAAACGGGCACGGGCGTGTTGGTCTTCAACACCAGCCCGACCCTCATCACACCTGTGTTGGGAACAGTGACCAGCGGCAACATCAGCGCCTGCACCAGCACGGGCATGGTCATGGTGACGCCTGTCATCGGCGCAGCCACCGGCACAAGCCTGACGGCAACGGGCTTGATTAAATCAAGCGGCACCGCTGGCGTTGGATATGCCACAGGCGCAGGCGGTGCAGTCACGCAAATCACAAGCCGCACCACGGGCGTGACGCTAGACAAGACAACGGGTGCAATCACCTTGTTCAGTGCAGCAGGCTCGGCAACAGCGGCAACTTTCACTGTGACTAATAGCACCGTGGCGGCAACCGATGTCATTATCTTGAACCAAAAATCAGGCACAGACTTGTATGACTTGATGGTCACGGCGGTGGCGGCTGGTAGTTTTAACATCACATTCCGCACCACTGGTGGCACGACCGCAGAAACACCAGTGTTTAACTTTGCAGTTATTAAAGGCGTGGCGGCGTAATGGCAACCAAGCCCAAGTCTAAGGGCTTCAGATGAAAACCCCAGCCTATGCACGTAAGGAAGGTCAGAACCCCAAAGGCGGCTTGAACGCCAAGGGAAGGGCTGCGGCAAAAGCCGATGGTATGAATCTAAAGCCTCCTGTTAAGTCTGGCGATAACCCTCGCAGGGCATCGTTCTTGGCTCGCATGGCTGGCAATTCTGGCCCAGAATACAAAGACGGTGAACCGACCCGTTTGCTACTCAGTCTCAAGGCGTGGGGCGCATCGTCCAAGACTGATGCCAAGGCCAAGGCCAAGCGCATCTCTGAACGCAACAAGGCCAAGTGATGCAGATACCCATCCTCAACGGCATCTACGCTGACAACTCTCCAGAGCTGCGCACCGCTTACCCGGTCAACTTCGTCCCGGTGCCGAAGCAGTCTGGCATCAGCAATGGGTTTTTGCGGCCAGGCGACGGCATTGTAGCCAACGGAACAGGCCCAGGCATTGACCGTGGCGGCATCAACTGGCAAGGCAGTTGCTATCGAGTGATGGGCACAAAGCTGGTGGAGGTCTCCAGCATGGGCACAGTGACTGTGCTGGGTGATGTAGGTGGGCCAACAGATCAACTGGTGACATTCGATTACAGCTTCGATGCTTTGGCCATTGCATCAGGTGGGCGGCTTTATTACTGGGATGGCACGACCTTAACGCAAGTCACAGACCCTGACTTGGGCGTGGTGCTTGACTTCTGTTGGGTAGACGGTTACTTCATGACCACCGACGGCGAGTTTCTGATCGTCACCGAGCTGAACGATCCCACCCAAGTCAACCCGCTGAAATACGGAAGTTCAGAGGTTGACCCTGACCCTGTAGTAGCTTTGCTCAAACTGCGAAACGAGGTCTATGCGCTGAACCGCAACACGATTGAAGTGTTCGACAATGTGGGCGGTGAGCTTTTCCCGTTCGCGCGAATTGATGGCGCACAGATACAAAAGGGTGCTGTCGGGACGCAGGCTTGCTGCGTTTTCATTGAGCGCATTGCCTTTTTAGGTAGTGGACGCAATGAAGCTCCGGGCATTTACGTGGGCGCTGCCGCAACCACTCAAAAGATCAGCACGCAGGAGATCGACAATCTGCTGCTCAATTACACCGAGGTGCAACTGGCCACCGTCAAGCTCGAAGCACGCAATGACAAGAACCATCAGCACCTTTATGCGCACTTGCCAGACCGCACCATCGTCTACGATGCAACAGCATCCGAGGCACTTGGCGAACAAGTCTGGTTCACTCTGGTCACGACCGTGGTTGGATTTGCGCAGTACCGAGCACGCAACATGGTTTGGGCCTACGACAAATGGCTGGTGGCAGACCCGCAATCCACCACCATTGGATACTTTGTGCAGGACACAGGCCATCACTGGAACCAGCAGGTACGCTGGGAGTTTGGCACGCTCATCGTCTACAACGAGAGCAATGGCGCGATCTTCAACGAGCTAGAGCTGGTCAGTCTCACGGGCAGCATTGCTCTTGGCAAAAACCCGCAAATCAGCACCAGCTACTCATTGGATGGCAAGTCATACAGCCAAGAAAAGTTTATCTCAGTCGGCACGATTGGCAACACCAAAAAGCGCCTTGCATGGTTCCAGCAGGGGCACATGCGCAACTGGCGCATCCAACGCTTCCGAGGCGATAGCGACGCTCACGTTTCATTCATGCGCCTTGAAGCACAAATCGAAGCATTGGCGTACTGATGGCAACCGCCCCCATTTCCCGCAAGTTAAATCTAACGCGAGACCAGCTTGCTGCATTTCTGACTGACCAACAGCAGATCAGGCAGTTCGAGCTTTTATTCTCCACTGTTGACACATTGCAAGTCATCATCGGAACCGACTTTGAGTTTCAGGCCGACACCGCAGCCGCCACAGCAAATAACGCACTAGCGCAGATTAGTGCATTAGCGCAACAATCAGCCATCAATGCGGCGCTGGCTGAGAACAAAGCAAATCAGGCGATGGCGTTGGTCGACAAGCTGAATAAAGCCGTTGAGGGCTTGCAGATGACCCCACCGCCAAGGGAGTTCAAAAGGGCAAGATATGGGTCGTTTTATGACACCACCACCCAGACAGCGACAGTTATCAACACAGCCAAGGCCATTACGTTTAACAACACCGACCTGAGCAACGGTGTTTATCTTGGCTCTCCCACCTCGCGGATCATTGTAGATAGCGAGGGCATTTACAACTTTGACACATCGTTTCAGTTGGATAAGACCGCAGGCGGCACGGGGATATTTGATTTTTGGTTTCGCCTTAACGGTGTCGATGTGCCAGATAGTTGCAGTCGAATCAGAATTCAGGGTAATAACGCTGAGATTTTTTCATCGCTGAATTACTTTTTTGATCTTAAGGCGAATGACTATGTTGAACTGATGTTCTCGGTCGATGACCTCAGTGTTGAAGTTACCGCATTTGCAGCTTCTGCCCCACACCCAGGTATTCCGTCCATAATTCTCACAGTTAACAACAATATCGGAGGTGTCCAGTGACAGTAACAGTAAAAGTGCTTATTCCTGCAAAACAGGCAGAAAACACACAAACCACCCAATACACCGCCACCAATGTCAAGGCCATCATTGACAAGTTCACGGTGACAAACACCAGTGGCAACAATGTGACTTTCAGTTGCAACTTGGTCACAGTGTCTGGGTCAGCGGGAGCATCAAATCTGATTATTGATGCTCGAACTATCGTGCCAGATGAGACCTACACTTGCCCTGAACTGGTGGGTCAGGCATTAGACGTTGGTGGTTTTATATCTACGCTGGCAGGGACGGCAACATCCCTAACCATCCGAGCATCAGGCCGAGAAATTTCATAAGGAGCACAGCATGAAAGAATTTATGATGATTCCAAAAGGATTTGCCGGCCTGCCAATGGATGAAGAATTCATTACCAACGCTGAGAACAAGAAGAACTACGCCATCGCGGTCCAAGATTGGAACTACGGTCCAGAAATGCCGACTAACGAGCCAGGCGCAAACAAACCGTTTTATGCAGGGTTGGCAGAGGCCATGCAGTGCAACGAGAAGGATGCAAGGCGCAAGCATTGCTCAAACTGCGAGTATTACGACAACAGCATCATGACCCAAGTTCGGATCGAGCGCATCCAGATGGCGTCTTACGACAAAGGCGCAGGGTTCAGGGGTCACTGCGAAAAGCTGAATTTCATTTGCAACGATATGCGAGTTTGCCAAGCGTGGGAAGAGCGCGAGTCTGAGAATTGAATATGTGCGAAAATTCTGCTGCTGAGTCTATCGGGCCGCCAGCAGCTCACCCTGTACAGGAGTTGGCATGACTGGTCTTGATTGGCTCAAAGAGAACCTGCAAAAGGCTCTTATGCTGCCTACGCCGGTCGTGGAATGGCTCGTCATGGTCTACGAGGCCATTCAGGTGTTTGACGATGTTGCCGATGGTGACACGTTCGAGCGTAAAGAGCTGGATGCAGTCATCTGGAACACGATGGTGGGGATGCATCAAAACCCATTTTTCATCACAAACAGCCACCACCTTATTCCATTGCTTGCAACGGCAATTATGAAGTGGCAAGCATCAGACCATGCAGAACGCAAAGGTAAAGCCGATGCCAGATCATTCGTCTGGCGCGCAGGCTACTACGATCTGATATTGATGGCCGTCTCGCTTACACATGGTCCAGGCTTTGCCACAAAGAATGCGCATCTGGTCATGGAGTTGTACGGCGAGAAATTTGAAGACTACATGAAGGAGTTCGGCAATGCCTGATCCAGTCACAGCCCTAGTTGTTGGCGGAAGCCAACTTGTTGGCGGCATGATGCAAGCCGACGCAGCCGGTGAAGCCGCAGACATCCAAGGCGCTGCAGCTCAACAAGGCATTGAAGAACAGCGTAGGCGATTCGATGCAATGCGCAAATTGCTCAAGCCTTACACTGAAGCCGGTATTCCTGCTCTTGCTGGATTACAGCCATACGCCCAGGCCGGCGCGCCAGCACTAGAGCAGCAGCAGGCCTTGCTTGGATTGCGAGGCCCAGAAGCTCAACGTGCAGCCATTGCCGGCATTGAAGGTGGCGCAGGCTACCAATCACAAGTGCAAGCCGGTGAAGAAGCATTACTTCAGCGCGCATCGGCAACTGGTGGCTTGCGTGGTGGAAACATTCAAGGCGCACTTGCACAATTCAGACCGCAAATGCTGCAGCAAGAAATTGAGAAGCAATATGGCCGATTGGGTGGCCTGGCTGACATTGGTCGAGTCACGCAGCAGAACTTGGCCCAGATCGGCCAATCTTCAGCAGCTGGTGTCGGTGTGGCAGGATTGGAAACAGGCACTAATATAGCGAATCTACTTGCCCAACAAGGCCAAGCAGCAGCTGGTGGCGTACTTAACGAGGCTAAGGCCTATAGCGAACCATTCAATTTGCCAGCTCAGTTCCTAGGAATGCAGTACGGCGCAGGCAAAAAAGTTGGATTTGGGTTCTAAAGGACAACAACATGGCAACCATCAACCCATTCCAAGGACCCATCAACTACTCAATCGATGTGCAAAGCCCATTTGAGGCGGCAATCAGCGGCTTTAAACTTGGCGCAGCGGGTGCAGAAGCTCAAGCGCAAGCACAGGTGCGTGAGCAAGCAAAACAGGCTCAGACAGAACTTGCAACTTTGTTTAAAAATCCAAATGCGACTGCCGCAGATTATGATCGTGTGCTTCCTTTTTTACCTAAAGACCAAGCCGCAATCGTAACGCAAGGTTTTGAAAGAAAAACCAAAGAGCAACAGCAAAATAGTTTGCAGCAATCTGCTCGAGTCTATACAGCCCTGAAATCTGGCCAACTTGATATTGCAAAGACTTTGCTTCAAAAACAGGCCGACGCATTCCGCACTGGCGGTAAAGAGCAAGAGGCAAAAGCCACAGAGACTTATTTGCAATTGGTTGACATGAACCCCACTGGAGCTCAGACAACTATCGGATTGATGATAGCCACAATGCCTGGTGGTAAAGAACTGCTTGAAAATGTTGATAAGACACTTTCAACAGGCAGGGCCGAAGCTCTAGCTCCAGAAGAGTTGCGTCAGAAAATTGCTGCTGCTAACGAAGCCGTGGCAGCTGCCACCACAGCGCAGGCAACTGCCACAAATGCAGCCGAGAAGGCGGCAGCGGATGCAGCACTGGCCAGGGCGAAATCAGACAAGGCTGAAGTCGATGCTCAGTATGCAGATAGAAATGCACTCGCAGACCTTAAAAAGAAAGCTGCTGACCTTGGCCTGACAAAAGCTCAGACCGACTCGGCACTGGCTCAAGGTCGAAAATTTGGAGCAGAGGCAAGTGCAGCTCTTCTTGAATTGGAAGCACTCAGGGAAGGCGACGCTTTATCTACTCCGAAAGCATTTGAGCAGGAAGAAAAAATACGCAAAGAATGGCAATTGCGCACCAAAGTTTTGGGCGAGCTGCAAGGCACATTCAACACACTCAAAGCCTCATCTGAATCTGCCAATGGTCCAGGCGACATTGCCTTAATTACCGGCTTCATGAAGATGCTCGATCCCGGTTCAGTTGTGCGCGAGACGGAATTCGCAACGGCACGCGATACAGCCGGAATGTTTACGCAGTTACAAAACAAACTTGAAAAGGCTCAAAACGGCCAACTTCTCACCCCTACCCAGCGCAAAGAGTACGTGGCTTTGGCTCAGAAATACTTGGATTCAGCACAGAAAAAAGCAGACGAAGACAAGAAGGCATTGGGCGTGGTGGTCAAGAATTACCGGCTCAACCCTGATAACGTGTTTGGTCCTGAACCTGCGGCAGATCCAAACAGCGTGACAGTTGGTGGCAAGACTTACACTCGTCCTGAAAACTTCACTGATGCTGATTGGGACGCATACACACAATCTGTGGGGGCGCAATGAGTCCAGAAGAATGGCTGGCATCTCAACCTAAGCAGTCTGCACCAGCAGCTCCTGCGCCTGCGCCTGCGCCTATGGCCACAGCACCTGCTGCTGCACCGGCTGCTGCGCCCATGTCACCAGAGCAGTGGGCGGCATCGCAGCAGAAACCAGCAGAAACAACCCTGCAAGGCATCACGGGCGCAATTACTAGAGGCTTGGCACTTCCAGCGGCAGGCGCAGCAGCACGTAGCCGGCG